GCATTAGTTGCATCACCATCCCATTGGAAACACTCACCATTGTGAATTAGAGCAATTAGAGTGCTTCCTAGGTTATCAAGAGACCACAAACCTGGGTCTGTTACTGAATCGGTGTTGGCTGCTGGGTTTCCCCATCCTGTAAAACTAGAACTGTTAGTGACAGTTGATCCATTAGACCAAGCTTGTCGTGTAGAATTTTGTGCTCCTCTAGTAATACCGGTAATTTTATTTCCTGAAACTCCTGTGTAGGTAATTATTTCACTACCTGTTACGCTTCCTATTGTTCCAACTGTAATAGAATTAGTTCCTGATGTTGGTAAACCTGTTGTGCTAGTTAATGTAATTTCTGTTGCTGAACTATTATTTCCATTAGTATCATCTGCTAGTAATCCATCTAAAGTTGTAGTAACTACTCCTAACACATTACCACTCCATAAAGATATACCCCAACCAAAAGCTCCAACCTGTTCTGCTGGTCCTACGTGATAGTATTGAAAATAAGTTATACCGCCAGATGTTGTAGCGCCACTACCTGTTTCATTACTAGGCATTGTAATAGTTATTGTAGTGCTTGATGGCACACTTGTTACCATAAATTTTTTATCACAAAAATCTGCTGATCCAAAATTAGAATTAGTAATTGCACTAAAAGTAGATTCATTACCAAATAATATTATATCTCCTGCTTGAAAATTATGAGAACCAGAAAAAGTTATTGTTACTTCTCTATCATTATTAGTCGTACTAAAAGCATTAGTGATTGCTGTACCTGATGGATTAGTTAAAGGATGTATATCGTAGTATACTCCTCCAGAGTATACATATAAAATTCTGTTTGTACCTAATGCTGCGTATTTAATTGAGTCTTTATTAACAAAATGATGAAGAGCTCTTACTGCTCCTGTAAGTTTTGATTCCCCTAGTTGTTTCCAACCACCTACTTTTTCGGCAGTACCATATCTAAACCTAACGTTTTCTCCGCCAGTCCATTGGCCTTCGGCCCCTGTAGGTGTAAGTTGTTTATTGAATCCAGGTAAAAAACCTATTTTTTGTAACATATAACTCCATCATATTATGCCTTCACAAAAGACGGAAGACCTAACATTGGCCTTTTGTCGAACCTGTTTTTTTCCGCAAAAGGACCATTTACATGGTTATAGTGAAGAAACACTTGTCCGCAAGTATTACCTTCAAAAGGTTCTCTCCAATGCTCTAATTCACATCCACTATATACCAGCATGTCGCCGACTTCAAGTAAGACTTTCGTGCCTTTTGGAGCGTTGGGTGTATGTATATTTTTATATTCATCTATTACAGTATTGGCACCAGTGCCATCAATAAATATAGGCCATGGATCACCACCTAGGTTTAACGTGGTAGATATCTCACAAGAAGGTCTGTCTTTGTGTCTTTTTAATTCATCACCTTTTTTATATATTCTAGAGTAAGAATATGTAGGTATTAATTGTAGACCTGTTTCTTTAGCCATTACTGGTAACATTTTAACTAGTAATGTTTCCATAACAGGATCTGCATAATGAGAATAAGTATTAGGTATTTGTTTATCAGACCATGTTCCAAACATACCTGAGTCAGCTATAATATTATTATCATACATAAATTTAGCTGCATCACGTTTAAGTAAAAAATAATTAAATATGAAATTTGCTAACTCGTATGATACTGCACCTTTGATTACTTGATATTTATTAAATTGTTCCATGTTTCTGTTCGTTTTTTGGCATTACTTCATATATAATACCATCTTGTTTTTTTATTTGTAGACCTTTTTTACTGTAAAATAAGTCAATTATCTCTTGTTCGTTATTTAATAATCGTCCTTCTATGTCATTATTGTTAGGATCTAATAATTTAATTACACAACGTACTAATTTAAAACCAAGTTTTTTAGCAATAACCATTCTGTTATTACCTACTAATATTTTTAAAATAATATTATCTTCTTTATCTTTTTTTTGCTCTATAAAAACAGGGTCTCGCATACCATATTTTGTTAGTGATTCTAGTAAAGCAGTATGGAATTTTTTTTCTTCTCCATTAATAAACTCTGGTCTTGTTAGATGAGTAATATCTTCTATTGGTATCTCTTTGTAAACTAAACCTGTCATGCAAAACCTTTTTGTAAAAAATTAAAACTTACCGATATTCTTATATCGTTTGATTCGTTAGGTTCTACTGAGTGCCACAACCACGCAGGAAACATAATAGCTCTGTTTTCTTGAGGTTGTATATGAACATCTCTCCACAAATATTTAGGAATTTCTATTTTTTTTCTTGTAGGCATAACCATTTGTATTCCTTGTCTTGGGTCTTGACAAATTAAACGTCCGCTGTTAGCCGGTGTTTTTATATAATACACACCGCTAAATAAACTATTAGGGTGTACATGAGGTTTATTATAACCACCTGGATAATTTATGTTAGCCCACATATTACCAAGAACAGGACTACTCTCTAAATATTCTTGATTAAATACTTCATGTATCATTTTAAATAACTCATCTACTAAAGGTTTATATTCTGGTTTTTTATGCATGAGTGTATCACTATGCCAACCATTAACATTTGTTTTGTTAATTCCTTTATCTTCTTTAGACCATTTAAGAATGTTTTCAGCCAACTCATTAGTATTTAAATTAAAATCGTTAGCGTAAATAAGTGTTGGAAAAAAACCTTCCCTAATCATCTAAAAGGTTTGCCTCCAAACCAAACAACTAAAGATTGTCTGATACCTTCAGTCACTGGTGCAACTCTATGATTTAAAAAAGAAGCAAACACAATTGCATGACCTTGTTTAAGTTCTGCAAATTTTCCAGGAGCCATAAGT